ACGACCTTCGGGTCGGCAATAATGTCAATCACGTGCGCTGTCCGACGTGCCCGTCAGCTCATCGAGGGGCTGACCGCCCGGAGTCGCGGCGCCCACCCAGTCAAGGACGCTCGCCCCGTTAATGCGGAGCGCCGACAGCATCGTGTACACCGACCAGGCGACGCCCAGGAACACGCTCATCTGCGTGACCAGCAGACGCCACGTCGCCGGGTACGAGCCGGAGACCCACACGGCCGCAGTCGTGACGAGAGCGACCGCGACGAGGAGCACCACACGGCGGCGGCGCGTCCACCACGGCTTGTCCAGCGCCGCCTGAACCATCGGCCACACAAGGCCGACAATGACCGTCGTGATGAAGGGGTCCGATTGAAGCCCCATCAACAGCTTATCCATCTCTCATTCCCCCTTCTCCGCGCCCGCGAGCGCTGCGTTGATTGCCGCGTTGGTGACGGCTCCGTAGTATTCGTCGACCTCGACGCCGACCGCGCTTTGCAGCTGGCCGACCACGCGGTCGTGGGCCTCGTCGGAGTCATCTCCCCAGATGCCGTCCGGGTCGGCTCCAATGATCGACTGGACGTATTCGACGCCCAGTGGGAACTGGCGGCCGCCCCACGAGCTCGCCGCCACGACCGCGTACACGCGGCGCGTCGTGTCGGGGCCGAGGACGTTGTCCGCGTCCGCGCCAACCGCGCGCTGGATTCCCGTGATGTCCGTGTAGCCGCCGGATGAGCCAGTGGCTGCGTCGGAGTAGTAGGGGCGGATGACCGCGCACACGGCATCCCAGTCGCGGGACCGGCGGTAGACTCCACCGCCGTTGGACTGGGAGCCCGCAGCACCCGAGGAGGTGTTGCCCTCGATGGTCTGCACCCACGACCCGTAGTTCGCTTCGACCAGGCCGATGTGGTCGGCAAGGCCGTCCCCGTCCCAGTCAAAGCAAATGAGGTCACCAGGGGCTGCGTTCGACGGGTCGACGAGCTGGCCGGCCGCCCGCGCAGCGTTGATGCCGTAGGGCACGTAGGCGAAATCGCCGCCCGGGATCACCGAGCTACCATCGTCGTCCGTCAGGCACCACGAGGCGAACATGGCGCAGAACGGAACGCCGCTCTCGCCGTAGTATGCTCCGTGACGCTCGGCGTACCAGCGGCCATACACCGACCCCGGCAGGGGGTCATCCCACCGCGAGTAGCCGATCTGGCTCGCGGCCCATGCGAGCGCCTTAGATGCTGTCATGCTCATCGCGTGACCTCCTCGTAAGGGAATTCGATGGGCGTGACAACGTCGGCCGGAGTGTCGGTCGCCGGAGGCATGGACTCCATGAGTTCTTCGATAGTCAGTTCCATATGTCTCTCCTCAATCGGGTAGACGAAACCCCCCGGACGGGATTGTCCGAGGGGCGAGTTCAGTTGTCGGCAGTCAGTAGCCGATGGCGGTCCAGGAGTATGCGTGACGTCCAGGGGTCGTGACTCCCGGGAGCATCGCGCGGAATCCGTTCTTGCTCATCGAGTCGAGGCAGAATTGCTGGGCGTTCTTGAAATTCCACTGCGCCGAGCCTGTTCCATACAGCGGCGTCAAGGTGACAGACACACAGTCATTCGGGAATGGCGTCTGGAAGGTAATAGTGTCGAGATAGAGATTCCCGAACTGCACCTCCGTCGCTGACGTGGCGACCTTGCCGGCCTTGACAAGGCCATTGCGCACGCCGACGCTGAGGCCGGAGCCGACCGGCACGTCGCCGACTGCAGACAGCTCCATCTGTAGATTCGACTCGCCCGACCAGCGGCGCCCATCCCACACCCTCACGGCGTTAAGGTCGGTCCTCCACACGTAAACAGGCTGGGCCGCCGATGCCACCAGGCCAGCAGCCGCGAGCGCGGACACGTACTGCGCCGCCGCCGTTTCGGAAGCACACGCCTTGTAGGAGGGAATGGACAAGGACAGGGCCAGCAGGTCCTGGCGCTGTGCGGGGTCGGTAGGTGAGGGGACGCGGTGTCCCCGCTGGTCGAGGTAGCTCATGAGGGGTCCTATCGGGAGGTGTAGGTGATACGGATCGAGAGGCTGTCTCCGGAGGCCTGGACGCCGCCGTATGTCTGTCCGACGAGGGCGAGGCCAGCTCCCGGGGTTAGGAGCTGGGAGGCAATGCGCGTGATGTCGACGGTCAGGGAGGTTGCCCCCACCTGGACGGGGGCGCTGATCGTCGCGCCCATCGTGACTGGTCCGGTGTCCGAGTAGGTGGCGGGCGCGATCTGCGCTGACCATGCGGCTGACGTCGGATGCGGCCGGAGCGTCAGCGTGGCGGCCGTGATCGTGATACGTCCGAGTGCCTCGGCTTGACGGCCGAATAGCGCGAGGCCTGTGAGGCGGTGGCCACCGGCGGTTCCCTGCCAGGCCCCGCCGCCGCCGTGCCGTGTCCACGCTGTTCCATCCCAGGTGCCCGCCCACTGTGGGATCAGCGTTGCTTCGCGCACGCTCTTCGGCGGAGCTGGCAGCTCTTTCCACTGGGGAAGCGGGTTCTCGGGCTTAGGTGCGGGCCCCAGCGCGTGCAATGCTCGCCCTGTATCTGGGTCGAGCAGCACGTGCGCGGTCTCGACTCCGGTCCAGTTGACGGCCGTCGCTGAAATCTGGATCGGCGGCCCGCCGTACAGACTCACGTTGAGGGCACGGCCACCCTCGATGAGGCTGACCACGCGCGCGATCGCCGTCGGTGACCTGTCGGAGCCATAACGGGGAGGCAGATCATCGGGCACCGTCGAAATCAGGTCCATCACGGGGCTGCTCATACGCTCACCTCCACATCGGTCTTCTGTGTACCCCTGTAGGTGAGTGGGACCTCGTATGCCGAGACGGTTCCCCACATCGTCTTCGTGGTTGCAGCGTCCACGGGCCGCGTCACAATCTCGACGTGTACGTCCAGTCGGATGCGCGGGTCCGGTGCGTGCTGCACGGGGACCTTGATTTTCTTCCTGACCGAGTCTGCAAGCATTGCCTCGGCTGTGCGCTTGGCCTGTTCGTAGCTCGTGATTAGCGGCGATGAGAAGAACCTTGGCACGGTGCCATATGGGCCATCGACGCGCATCGGTCCCGTCAGTTGATCGGCGATCGCCTGGAACGAGGGCGCGCCCTCGTCAGAGCTTTGCTGCCCCCGAGCAACCACGCGGTTGTAGACCTTGTCGCGGCTCACCGAGGCTGCCACCCCGACGACCGTGCCGTCCTCCCCATCCGAGAGGAGCAGCGCCGGCCGCGAGGTGGGCGGCGCAGTCGGCGGCGACAGATACATGATTCCGTCCCCGCCCTCGCGCACTGCCGCAGGCCAGGCTTTCGCGATCTCGTAGACCGCGTCAATGCGGCTCTCGCCCCAGGACATCGACGGGCAGGGCCTATCGCCGAGCGCCGGATCGATGATCACGCCGATACGCGCACCGACCAGGCGGCGCAGCTCCGACGCGAGCGTGCCCGCTGGGTCGGGCGCCATTGGCTCCGTCAGCCTGTCTTCCTCGAGGCGCTGCATCAGGCTCTTGCCCGTCACTCGCACTGTGGACGTTCCCGGCTCCACCGAGGTAATAAGGAACCGGCCTAGCTGAACCGTCCACCAGCCTGCATCGACGAGCGACCCGACCGTCATACTCACATGGAGCACCTGCCCGTAGCAGCCGAGCGGGTGCTCTGGGTCCACGGGGTCCCAGTCTCGCCAGTCCTCCCCCTGCACAGCTCCCACACGGGGCACCGTCAGGGACAGGGTGCCCTGCACCTGCTGACCAGCGTCCCACGACACCGACCCATCTTCGACAGGCACCTCCCCCAGGTACTGCGACCCCAGCCACGACTCCACGGTGACAGACACCGAGTAGCCCGAGGTCAGCAGGTCCTCCGGAATCTGCTCGACGTCGGCCGGCATGCTCATGCGTCCTCCTGCCAGATAGTCCTGTCGAACTGATCCCACGGCCACCGACGAGCATCCAGGCCACTCCACGTCAGTCGGCGCTTATCGAAGTCGTTCCACGTCGACAACGTCAGCGTTGTGTTCGGCTGCGGCAGATCGACGATCGTGCCCTTGAGCTGCCAGATGCGCTCGGCGACGTCAAGGCGCGGCGCACGCTCCATCGATGCCGATGTCACCGACATGAGCGTCACTGGATCGACGTCGCACGTCCCACGCTTGCACTGCACGCAGTGGCGCGGGTTGTGGAAAAGCGCCACCGGCGTCTGAGACGCCAGAAGCGTCTTCATGGCCGCCGTGTCCTGCAGGTTCGTGCGAGCCGTGAGAGACACCGTGCCGCGCCCCATCGTTGGCGCATATACCACCAGGGGTGTCGCGCGGCCCGGCACCTCATGCTCAGTCACCCGCGGTTTTAGTTCACGCTGGTCAGTGCCCTGCCACAGGACATTCACAGGCTTCGCGCCCGCCGTGTCAGTCATCAGCGACAGGCCGCCCCATGAGCGGACCACAGGCTCCGATTCGACCGTGAGGCCCCTCGACGTCGTCAGCCTGTACCTGATAGGCGTGTTGATCGGTGCGAGCGGGTCCCCAATGATGCGCTGCAAGCCCTTGGAGGACCATACTCCCCCGCGAGGAATCCACGTGAAGCCCGTGTCCGTGACGCCCTCGACATAGCAGGCCGCCCCGGCGGGAACGCACGCCGGGGGAATCACGATCTGGACCCTGGGCGCCTGCCCACCCGTCACAATCGCGACAGGCAGCGACGACATATCGACGTCAGCCTCGACCTCCCGCGACGTCGACACGCCGCGAGCGCCGGTCCACTGGTGCGTGAGTGCCCTCGAGGAATAGCCGATGCGGCTCGGTGGGGTGTCTCCGTCGAAGAACTCCCCCGCTGCTGCCTCGAGTGCCTCGCCTGGGGTGGGGGCCGTGACGATGAGGACGTCATCGACGTACACCCAGCCCGGGAGAGTGCCGCGCTCGGCCGCCGAGGTCGTGCGGGCCTCGAACCGAAGCCGCACGGCCGTCGCCCCAGATGGGGCCGTGAACGCCCAGACGGGGCGAACCCCATCCGCGCTGGCGGCCAACAGCGCCGGAGTCTTCTCCGTGACGCTGAGGCCGCCCACGGTCCACTCCGGTGAGACAGCAGCCGCGAGGCCAGGACTCGTGCGCACAAGCGCCGAGATCGCGACGGTCTGCCCTCCGGCGACAGTGACTGCCGTTGGCGCGGCAGCCGGACCCTGCGTGCCGGGCGGCACGTCGATGGCCAGATACTGCGGAGACTGGCGAGCGTGCTCGCCCCACGAGTCAGTATCTGCGCCGATCCTCACCGTGGCCGGAGCGATCTTCGCCCATTCCCGCAGCAAGTACGCGAACGACGGATTGCGGCAAAGATTCTCACGAGCCACTACCTGCTCCTTCCAGCGAGTTGCTTACGGCGAACCAGGACGCCGGTGCTGATCGACTCCACATGCGCGCGGAACGAATGGCCATCGTCGAGCACAAGGTTGACCTGCGCCCCATCGAATGACGGCACCGCGTTTGCTCCACTCGCCGCGAGCGCACTGACATCTGCCCACTGCCTCGCGGTGAGGATCGCTTCTCTCGTGCCCGTCTGGTTGACGGCTGCGGTGACTCCCGAGGGCAGCCATCCGCCGCGGTCGTACTTGCGAGCTCCGCCGTAGCGGCCGACGGTCGGCGAGCCCCAGATGCCGGTGTGCCTGGCGTTGAGGCCGGGCTTTGGCTCCTCGATCATCTGGCCGCCACCGGCGTAGATCGCGACGTGATGGGCTGGCGCTCCCCAGAACAGCAGGTCGCCGGGGGCGGCCTGCGTCCAGGGGATCGAGGTGGAGCCGGACTGGTATCCGGCTGCCGTGAGGCGCGGCCACCCCAGACCAAGCTGCTGCGCAGCCCAATACACAAGGCCCGAGCAGTCCAGGCCGGGCGGGATGGCTGAGCCGCCCCACACGTAGGGGACCTGCATCTGCACGGCTCGCATTGCGGCACCCACGAGTCCGGCCGACGAGGATTCCTCAGCCTTCTTCTTGAAGAACGATCCGACTCCTGCGAGGAGGGATTCGACGCCGCCTGCGCCGAGCTCGCCGATGACTCCGGGGGCGATGCCCTTCATGAGTCCTCGGACGGGCTCGGTGATGAGCTGCGCGATGGAGCCGAGCGGGTCACGGAAGAACTCGCTCACGCCCCGTGCTGCGTCTGCGAACCATCCTGCGATGCCGCCGCCGGCGAAGTGGGCGATGCCGCCGCCGGAGAAGCCAGCGGGGGCCTTGCCGGGGGTGCCGCCTGGGCGGCGCTTCGAGGCGGCGTAGTTCGCGGCAATGATCCTGCTCGGGCCGATCTGACGGACGAGCTCGGGAACGAGGATGGCCTCGCCCGGGGAGAGCATCGCCGGGATCGTGTCGTGCCCGGGACTGTAGCCGGGGACGATGCCGCCGCCGGCGTACTCGGCGATCCTGGGGACCGTCGGCAAGGTGAGAGAGAGACCGATCTTCGAGGCGACCGTCTCCACCATGGATTTCAGGCCGTTGGTGTAGACGGTGTCGATGATGAAATTCACCGGCTTTGCCGCGACGCTCTTCACCTTGTTCCACACGGACTCGATGGCTGAGCGCATGCCATCGAAGGTGGACGAGACGCCGCTCGACATGGACGAGAACACGTTCGTGACGCTGTCGTAGACCCACTGGACGGCCGCACTCGCCGTGGACTTGATGGACTCCCAGACGCCCGAGACCGTGGAGGAGATGCCGTTCCAGATCGAGGAGACGACGCCAGCGACCGTCGTGAACACCGTCGAGACGATGTTCCACACGGTGTTGATGTACCAGGTGACGCCCGCGACGATGAGATTCCACGCGGTCGTCACTCCTGTGGAGATCGCCGTCCACACTCCCTCGAGGAATGAGACGATGCCGCCGAACACCTCTGTGGCTATTCCGGCGATCCACTGCCACGTGTTAGCGATCTGCTCGAATACGGGCTTGATGACGCTGTCATACGCCCAGGTGAAGGCCTGGCAGATCGCATCCCACACGGGCTTGATGACGTTGTCATACGCCCACGTGAAGACCGCTACCCATGCCTGAATGTAGAGCTTGATCGGAGTGAGGACAATGCCGACGATGATCGCAAATGCTGTCTTGAAGACCGTGACGATGCCGTCCCAGACAGCCGTGATAGCCTCCCACGCCGTCTGCAGGGGCTGCACGACGTAGGTCGAGAAGAAGCCCGAGACGCCGTCCCAGGTGCCCGTCCACCACGAGGAAATGGACTCCATGGCGGACGACCACGCCGAGCTGATCCAGTCCACGAAGCTGTAGAACGCCTCCGTGATCGCCGCCCAAGCCTTCCGACCTGTCTCCGTCTGCGTGAAGAAGTAGACGAGGCCTGCGACGAGTGCGGAGATCGCCGTGACGATCGCGCCGATCGGGTTCATGTTCATGACGAAGTTGAACGCGACCTGCGCGGCCTTCGCGAGGTTCGTCGCTTTGACGAACTGCAGCAGTCCGCCGGCCGCCTTCACGGCGTTCACGGCACCCATGGCCGCGCTCATGCCCTTGAACGCGGCCGTGCCAGCGACTACCGCAGTGACGAGCGGTGCAACCACGTCAGTGTTTTTCCCGACCCAGTCGAACACGCTCTTGAGCGCCTCAGCGGTGCGCTGAATCATCGACGGGCCATCCCCGCCGAACGCGCTAACCATGTCCCACACGCTCTTGGCGAGCGGCGCGAACGCGGCCGCGAGGTTCGTTGCCGCGTCCCAGCCTGCCTTGAGCATCTCCCAGGCCGCCATGCCAGCATCACGAAGGTTGAACAGGAAGTCGACGAGACCAGAATCCTCTTCGAGTCCGAAGATCGGCCCCGAGAAGTTCCCATTGGCGAGGACATCCCAAATTCCCTGGATCGAGGGCACGCCCACGTCCTTGATCCACGCGAACCCAGCACCGAGCGTGTCCGACATCCAGCTCATGAAGGCGGTCAGCTGCGGCTTCGCTAGGTCAATCATGTCCTTGAAGCCGCCGACAATCGTCGCCTGCAAGTTGCCGGCCGCGTTCTCGATGCGCGACACGTCCGACGCGGCCGCGACCGCGACGTCATCAAAGCCCAGCTGCAGAAGCGCCTGATTGAACTCTTCCGCAGAGATTTGGCCTTCCGACATGGCCTCACGGAAGTTTCCCGTATAGGCGCCCATATCGGACAGAGCCTGCTGAATCTTTCCGCTCGCGCCCGGAATGGCGTTGGCGATCTGGTTCCAGTCCTGGGTCTGTAACTTCCCAGCACCGTTCACCTGGACGAGCGCCAAGCCCAGGCTCTTGTACGTGTCAGCCGTTCCACCGGACACGGCATTCAGGTTACCGGCAGCCTCAGCTAGACGGTCGAAGCCGTCCACACTGTTTGCGGCGAGCTGGCTCGTGATGCCCTGAATGTCCGCCAGGTCGTACACGGTACGGTCGGCGTATTCCTGAGCGGATGCGCCGAGGCGCTCAATGGTCGAGTCATCGACGCCGGCGAACCGCAGCGTGTCCGCGAATTTGTTGGTTGCGTCTGAGGCCGCGATTGCCTCGGACGCGAACCCGCCGATGCCGACAGCCGCGCCCAGGAGCGCGAGGGGGCCTAGCGCCGAGGTCACGAGTCCCCCGAGCGAGGTCACCCCCGAGCCAACGAGGCCGAGCGAGGAATCAACCTCGCGGGCTTCATGCTCGACGTTGTCGGCCTCTCGCACCCACCCCTTGAGCGAGGTTGTGAATCGCTCCCAGTTGGACGGGGCCTTCGAGATGCGTTGGTCAAGCGCCTCGGTTGCGGCCTTTGCACTGTCGGACGCGGCCTTCTCCTTGCGGAGCGAGTCCGCGTGGTTAGCGGACGCCTGGTCGGCCTTCTTATTCGCTGCCGCTGACGCTTCTCGCGCCGAGGCCAGCGCCGACTCCGCACGAGCGACAGCCGCCGAGTCAGCAGATGAGCTAGAACGCGCGGCCGCGAGCGCACGCTCGGCACGCTCCACCGCAGAGGCGGCAGTCTCCTCCTCGGCGCGGGCTTTCGCGAGCGCCGAGGAGGACTTCTCCACCTTGGCGTGCGCTTCCTGCAGGGCTGCCCCAGCCTGCGCGGCCTCCTGACGAAGGCGAGCCGTTGACTTGCCCAGAGGATCGGCGATCGCGTTAACGAGGTCCTTGCCAGACTCGGAGACCTTCTCCTTGAATTTCTCCGCGTACTTCTTGCCCGCATCGCCAGCCACCTGCGGGAGCTGCGTGGCCGTCGCATTCTCGATGCTCTTAAAGAACCCCCGCATCGAGGGGACCACATCGACATAGACAGTGCCTGCCTGATACACGCCAGCCACGCAGACCTCCTACAGGTAGATATTCAGGTTTCTTGCGGACTCCACCCCGGCATGAGAGCCGCGAGCGCCTCGTGGGCGCTGCGGTCTCGGACGCTCGTGCGCGCGTCCTCGAGTGCGATCGCGGTGAGGCTCTCGGGTCGTGGGTAGGTTTCTTTGCCTCCGAAGGCAGAGACCAGCAGGTCGAAGATGTCCTGCAGGACTCTGACCTCGGGGGTTTGTGTTCGGAGCTGTGCCTCGGTATCGTCGTCGTCGGGGGCTTCGGCGATCGCCATTGCCGTTTCGATTGCGACCTCTGGGTCGTTGAGAATCGCTGCGACGGTTCGGCTCGTTGAGGGCAGCTCGTCGATCAGAGTCAGGAGGAATCGGTATCGGCGAGCGCGGAACAGGCTGTATGCGTCCCAGCCCTGCTCCGCGAGGTCCGCAACGATCTGCCTCTCGTACCGCGTCAGGCGGTCGTAGAGGCGCGCCCTTCCCCCAGGGACCCGAGCGATGCCTCATAGTGAGTAGACGCCTGTCGCAGGAGGAGCAGCATCTGACGCAGCGTCAGATGCTTGGTCACGAATGCGGCGTCTTCCTCCGAGAGCCACTTGGAGATGACCTCGGTGGCGCGCTTGCCGCCGCCAAGGTCGAGGAGGAGGTCTTCGCCGGCCTCGGGGCTCAGGCCCAGGGGGTCCGGGAAGGTCACGACGCGATTGCTGAGCCCGAAGGTGAACGGGGTGGCTGCTGCCGCGCCGTCGAGGTCGTTGAGGGCGGCTAGGGTCAGGGTGGGGGTGATCTTGTCTGCCATTGGTGTTCTCCTAGTTGCTATTTGTCAGTTGTCGCGGCGCTGGGTGCTGGCGGGCGGGGCGGGCAGCGTCGGCGTGGCTTCTTCGGCCTCTTCGGGCTTGGCTTCAGCCCATCCCTGTGTGCGCAGAGTGTTCGCGTCGGCGGCGTCGTCGGTGACTCGCGTGAGTACGAGGTCGTTCCCGTCGTCCGTCTTGATCGTCTTCGTGAAGGTCAGCTGTTCCATGGTTGTCCTATCGACTGTGTTCTCCTGGGGGTGGTAGCGGGCAGAGGCCGGAGGGAGAACATCCCCGGCCCCCGCCCGCAGTATGTGTCAGACGCTGAAGCCCGTGATGTCACGGTGCTTGAGCATCGCCGAGCCGCCGTAGTAATTACGGCAGGCCGTGCCTGCGGCCTCGTCGGCGAATGCCTTGAATTCGAGGTCGCCAGTAATCGGGTCCGTTGCCTTGAGCCCGATCGTCGGCATTGAGACGAGCTTGGCTCGCGTGAAGCACCAGCCCATCAGCCACTCGTCATCGGCAGGGCCGTCGGCCGCGACGAGCAGCAGACGCTTCTCCGGGATGGAGGGAAGAAGCGGATCGTCGAACACCACTTCTCCCGTGGTCGCGTTCGCCTTGACCTGCGAGAGGTCAATGCCGTGCGTCAGGCTCAGCATCTCCTTGCGGAACAGCTCGAAGATGTTGAGCTTGATCGTCTTGGTTGCCTTGGTCAGGTCAGAGCGCACAGGCTCTGCGTAACCCAGGCCATCGACGTCGTCCACGGACACGTCAGGCGTGATCTCTCCGCCATCGGTCGTGAAGATTCCCAGCGGAGTCCAGTCCGCGGAGAGTTCCTTCATCGCGCCGCTTGCGCCCGTCAGCGCGTCCGGGACAGCGGTCGTGATCGGTGCGACGAAGGCCAGAACGTTGAGCGCCTTGCGCACGTTCTTCGCCTTGTTGTGCTTCTTCTTCAGCGCTTCAATGGTCGTGGTGTCGGCCATATCGGTTTCCCTTCCAGATCAGAGTTTGTTAGTCGGTGGGACGTTGAGTGACTTCCACGCTGAGGCCCACCACCTCAACGACGCCGTATGCGGCGCGCACTCCCAGGCGGGACGGCACAGACGCCTCATCCACCCACCCAGAAGCCCCCACCACAGGACGAACTGACAGAGCATCCACAACCTCATCCGCGAGCGCCTCCGCGCCGACGACGCCTGGCCCTGTGGGGGTCGTGGCGTACACGTCGACAACAAGGGAGGTGATGCGCTCGAAATCGAGGTCCTGGGATTGGGTCGCGTAGACATGCACGAGCGGCATCGGCCATGTGTCCGGGAGGCTGCCCTCCTGGATCACCCGTACTGTCTGCGCCCCCGTTGCTGAGGCGATCGCGTCTCGTAGTACCTGGACGGGGTCCGTGTACTTCATGACCGGCCTCCTCGTCGTGCGCGCTTAGAGCCCGCGAGCTTGCCGAGCGTGTGATGCCCGGGGACGCGGCGCCCGTCTCTGGCGAAGTGCCCGAACTCAACAGGCACGGCGTGTGGGGCATCGTTGACGACGCGACCGACAGCCCTGCGAGACGAGCCGTTTCGGCGCGTCTTCACAGTTGCCGTCACAGCCTCGACCCTGTACGCGTCGGTGAGTACGCGGTCCCGTTTCGGGGCCGCTGCTGCCGCCGCCGCACGCAGCGATTCGGCTTCACTGACCATGGCTTCACTGATCGACGCAGACTGTAGAAGCGCCTCGATCGCGGCCGAGCTGACCACGAACTTGACTGCCACGTGTCACCTCCGAGAGATCACGACAGACGTGCCGCGCGGCCACGGCGAGGATGGCTCCTCGACCCTCCACGTCCCGCCGAGAGGATGCTCCGCCGGGACACGGATGACATCCCCGACGCGCAGCGTTATCCCCCTCGGAAGGTAGAGCGTCGCTGTCTCGTCAGCCCGCTCAGAGGCTGCCTGATCGAGGAGCCCCGGCACAGTGAACTGTCCCGGCGCGATCAGGCAGCCCCCGATGAGGCGCGGTTTGGATTCCTCGACGAGGTAGCCGTCCCCGTCACGATGGACGGTCCCTTCTACCTGAATCGGGGTCTTCCATTCCTCCATCACGTCAGGCCCCTCCCATCACCCACACGTGCCCAGCGCGTCGCGGGCGGTACGCATCCGCGAGCGCCTGGTCATCCGGTGAGAGGATGGCTTGTCCGCCTACTGCCCATGTGGCGTACTGGCGGGTCTGCGTGAACGGCCCCGTCGTCTCAGTCATTTGAGTCGCCCCTTGTGCGGCGGCGTCGGGGATGAGGAGGATACGTCGCACGCTGTCTGCGAGCTGTAGTCGTACCGCTGCGGGGACCTCGGAGAGGCCTGCCGCGTAGGTGACGACAACGAACTCGTTCGCGGGCGATGCGACTTGGATGAAGCCGTGCCTGACGGTGTAGGGGATCGCCTGTCCGTCGTCGGTCGTGACAGCTTCGACGGAGATGAGCGGCGCCCGTGTGGGGACGACTCGTCCGCCCGCGTCGACCTTCAGGCGGTGCGTGTACTGCTCGACGGTGAACGTCTGGCGTGCGCGCGCCTTGAAGGCCTCGGCGAGCTTGTCAGCGATGAACGTTGCCCGCGCCGACTCCGAGTCTGTGAGGGGTCGGCCGAGAGCGGCCTCGATGTCCTCGACAGTTACCAGCGGAACAGGCATCGTCCCCCCTACTTCTTGGACTTCTTCGAAGTCTCCTCAGCAGCGTCGCCCTCGTCGGCCGGCACGTCTTCACTGGACGGCGAGGCCTCATCGGAGGTGGTCTCCTCGAGGATGCCTGCCGTGATCATTGCCGTGGCGACCTCGTCCGCGAGCTCGAACGTGATCCCGTTTTCTCCCTTGACCTGCATCATGCCGCCTTGAAGACCTGGATCGCCTTCGGGCGCAGGACTGCGCCGCCGTAGACGTGAAGGCCGCGAACGCGATCTGCGAAGGTCTGCTCCGCGCGCATCGACTCGGTCTTCTCGACCTGGGACACGTAGGCCACGGACGGCTTGTGGAACGCGACGGCCATCGGCTTCGTGTTATCGAGCCAGGGGCTCGTGACCACGTCGAAGCCCAGGAGACGACCGATCGTCGCCTCGCGGAGGCCATCCGTCATGTTCGACTTGTCGAAGCTGGTGAGCTTCGAGCCGTCAGAGAGGAGGAACTCCTCGAAGGCCGCGTTGATCAGGAGCACGCGGTCCATGGCGGGGACCTTCTCGGCCGAGAGCTTGCCGCGCAGCTTCAGGATTGCGCCGTATGCGGTCTCCCAGTTCGTCGGGTTCGCGATGCCCGTGACCGCCGTGCCCTTGGAAGTCAGCATCGCGGTCAGGAAGGTCTCCGCGTCTTCGACGAGCGCTGCCGCCGCCGACTTGGTGTACGCGTCGAGCGACTGGTTCGCCTGCGCGGCGTCGATGTCATCGACCAGGAAGTCGAAGCTCTTCTCCTGGTCAATGGTGATCTCGATGCCCGTGGACTCCACGGCATCGGGGACGGTCGTGCGCGGCACCTTAGTGCCGCCGGACGCAGTCACCGCGCCGGTCTTGTAGTCCTTCACCTTCACATCGACGATGCCGGGGATGTGAATCTTCGAGCCCGCGGTGAAGGCCTTCTCGTATTCGCGGTTCGCCATCCCGACGAGCACCGTGTCACGGCGGAAGTTCTCGAGGATGCTGGCCGACCACAGTTCCGGAATGAAATGAGTGAGAGTCATTGTGTGTCCTTTCTCGGCTCGCTTATGCGATGCCCATGATGTTGTTCAGTTGCCCGTCCTGACGGGCCTTGATGATCTCTGCGGGAGACATCTTCTTTAGGTCATCCCTGGTGAGCTGCCTGGCAGCCCTGATCTCGTCACCACGAACCCCCGCATCAGCCGCGGGAGCACCCTTGGGTACCTGCGCACCTCGCCACGCCAGGAGACGCTCAGCAGACGCCCTCAGCTCCTCCTCTGACGAGCCAGACAGCAGGTCCGCGTCAACGCCCGTCGCTGCCGCGACCTTCGCTCGCATCGCCTCGGCCTCCATCGCCGCAGCTCGCGCCTCAGCCTTCGCTGCCGCTTCCTGCGCCTTCTGCAGCTCGGACTTGCCCTGCTCCTGAGCCTCGTCATAGAGGCGCGCCTTTTCGGCGTTTTCCTTCATCCGAGACTCATTCTTGCGGGACAATTCCTTCCATTTCCGGGCCTCAGCCTCCCAGTCAACCTGCTGGGCCGTAGCCTCAGCGGCGGCTGCGGGGGTTTCCTGTGCGGCCGGCGCGTCCCCTCCCGTTTCTGCGGACGGGGCATCGACGAAGCGAAGGTAAGGACGGTGCGTCAGGTGGTTCTTCATGGTGGTTCCTCCCATTCCGGGTAGACGAAAGCCCCCACGCCGTTACGGCTGGGGGCTGGTTGGGTATCAAAAAACCGACCCGGGCATTACGTCCGAGGTCGGCTAGTTTGAGCATTATGTGAAAAGGACACCTGGGCTGCCCGAAGGGGCTGCCGGGATGTCCTCACCGCTAGGGTAGCACACTCACGGAATGTGGACAATATTTCCTGCATGATCTATGACAATCACTTGGGTAAGATGGCGACCCTGCATACCTTGCCGGACATCCCCGATCGATTTCTTATCGTCGAGTTCGCTACGGCGCAGATCGAGGACCAGGCGTTCAGCCTGTTTCCCCGCTCGCTTCATCTGCGAATCGACGGTGTTCTTGCCTTCCCCCGTGGGCGCTTTGAACTCCCAGACCTGCTGATTCATTTCCACGTCTGGGTTCTTCACACCTTTTTCGCGCGAATCTATGCGGAACAGCACGTCCACTCCCTCTTCCGCCAGGCGCAGCGCCGTGAGCACCTCATGCTCACTGGGCGCGTCTCTGACCGACGCTGCCGGGATGAACACCCGCCCGTCCCCATGCCCCGGGTACAGGAATTCTCCGGGAATCCCCGTCACCTCCCCACCCTCATACTGAAGCGTCTTATGCCATTTTTCGGCAGGAACGCTCAGCAGCCGCTGTAAACGATCAGAGTCATCCGGCGGTTGTGCCGTGGTCTTCTTCGGGGGCTTGGGAGGCTTAGGCGGCTCAGCCCCACCCGCCTTGGTCTTAGGCTTCGCCTTGGGCTGCGCCCACGACAACGTTGGCCCGTACTCCCCATGCTCACTGACCGTTAGAAGCTTGCGGTAATCCGGATTACGCCCACCCCGATCAGACACCCCGAGACGGTCAGCCGTGATCTGGTGGACTTGTTCGAGCAAGTCCTCGTCAATCACCTGATTGACCGCCAGGCCCGGAGGAAGAGGCTGCACCCCACAGTCGCATCCCGGGTGAATCGGCATCAAGTCATCCCGGTAATAGCGCTGCGTCGACGCAACCACACACAGGGCGCAATTCTCACGCCCAGTGAGCACACGCCGATAGAACTGCCCCTCCGCCGGGTAGCCCCTCATCGACTGACGAGACGCATGCACCTTCGCCAGCTGCATGTCCCCACCGATCAACTGCGTGAGCCGCAGCCGCCCCTCAGCCGCAGCCTGCGGCAGAGGCTTGCCAGCCGCGAGCGCGGTGTATACGTCGACGGCTGGGCGCCGGTAGACGACGCGCGGGTCGACGCCGCGAGCGCTGCGTATCTCGTCCTGGTCGATGGACGGGAGGACGACCTTCCAACCGAGCTCGCGGGCGCACTGGGCGAGGTATGCGCGGGTCAGATCAGCTATGCGGAGCTGGCCTGCGGTCACTCTGGGGGTGATCGCTTGAATCATGTCCTCGACGGCGCTGGCCCTGTAGTGCGGGAGCGAGTCCCAGTAGGCCTGTCCGAAGGCGGTGATCTGCTGTCGGATTGCGTGGACCTGGCTGTCATACGCCTCAGTGAGGCGGTTGAGCGAGTCCAGGTCCGGCATTGTTACTTCTCCTCGAGTGTCGCTGACTGTGTCTCTGGGAGCCTGAGCGCGACGGGGACTGCGCCTGTGAATCGGATTCCGTCGAGGCCGACGACCTCCGAGGGCGTCAAACCTGAGTTTCAGGTCTGCTGGGTCTCCCCCCCGTACCCGGGGTTGCAGCTTCGTCTGTCAGCTGCGGCTGCGGCTTGTCTTGGAGCGCGAATGCCAACGCGATCTGTTCCTCAGCACGGCGTTGCTTGTCCTGTGCGATCTGCTCGGGGCTGTAGCCGAGGATGTTGCGCTGGATCGTCTCCAACGCTTCGCCGGCGTTGCGTGCCTGGACGGCCGCAGCGTATTTCTCCGTGAGGGAGACAGCGTGCGGCGGGACGAACAGAACCTCCACGGTCTCTGCCTCGCCAAGGTCGATTCCCTCGACCGCGAGCGCCTTGACGATGAGGTAGGCGAGCGCTGGCTTGAAACGTTCGATCCTGTCGCCTGCCTTGGAGAGGAGGGCCTTCTGGGGCTGCTCCGCTCCCGCCGCCGACTGGTTTGCGGAGTCCGGGAGCATGATCGAGAGCGGCGTTGAGGTCTCGGCGGCCAATTCGCGCCAGTCGTCCTTGGTCGCGTTGAGAATCTCGGTGATCTGGGTCTGCGAGGACTCCCAGATTTCCACCCCCGGGGGCAGCTCCCAGAGAGCTGCGGGCGAGGGCTCGAAGATCGCCTGGTAGTCGATCGCGTTCCCGGACTCATCCTCGGCCGGCAGACCTGCCGATCCCTCAGCAGACTTCAGTGCGCGCTGTCGGAAGGCCTGCATCGAGATAATGACCAAGCGTTGCAGCGTCTGCCAGTTGATGCGGTCGATGAGGTCGAGCACGTGCTCGAACTCGCCCATCCCGAAACGGTTCTCGAGGACCACAACCGGGGGCGCTCCCTCGAAGGGCTGGACGCCACCGAGGTCGAGACGCCAGTCCCCGGACACCCGAGAGATCAGCTGCCGCGACTTGTCGTAGGCCGAGCGCGTGTAGGACATGCGCAGACCCGGCGTCCACATCACGAGGTGGTCGAGGCCGGCCGCCTGGTCACGCCAGACCTTCACGGCCGCGAGCGCACGCCAGGGCCGGACAGGGTCAGGCTCGACGTACATGTGTTCAGGCCGCTCATAGGTGACACACGCTCGGCCGTCCTCGTCCTGGGTGACCAAGAGGTAGCCGTGGCCGAGCGTAGCCGCGTCCCAGATCGCGTCCGAGAAGACCACTTTGAGGCGGTTGTCGCGCCAGATGCGCGCGGCCGCCTGAGCTGCGTGGCTGTCCTCGCTGGCTCCGACCGTCACCCCGTTGGGGATGAGGCGATCCACGAGCGCGGACACGACGAGCTTGCCCGGGTTGGTGCGCGCACGCCTCTGGAACTTCAGCCACGCCTTCGCGAGATTAGGGCCCATCTCCGGCAGGGGAGATGATCCGTTGGTGTAGGAGCGCAGGAGGTCCGTTCGTGGACGCTCCTTGTCCATCTTGGCAGTGAGGTAGGCGAGCCATTCCTCGGGCGTTTTCGTCATGAGGTGGGGCCTCCTCCCCCAGTGCTGTTAGTAGAGCCGCCTCGGTGCGCGGCGGCTGGTTTGCTTGGCTGCACCCTTGCCGACGGCGTCGAGTCCGGCCGTGTAGGCGAACATGGCGCCCCAGGCGGCGTCAATCTTCGAGTAGTCCTGGTCATCCGCTGGCTTGACGAGGACATAGCCCGATTGCCTGGGCGACTTGCGGGCGTTGAGCAGGTGCGCCGTCATTGTCGGGTCACCGTCGTAGGTAATGAGGCCCTGGTGGATCGCGGACAAGAGCTGCGCGAAGTTCTCGCAGGTCTTACTGACGTTGCGCTGCGGGTACCGGATCGGCTCGGACGCGCTGATCTTGGCGCGCAGGCGGCGCGAGTAGCGCGCCTCCCAGCCCTTCACATCCTGAGCCCAGCCAGCCGACGGGTCCGCGTAGAACCCCACAACATTGAACCGCTCGAAAGCGTCGCGCACGGTCTGCTCGACTTCGAGGCGGGGCGGCTGCCAGCCTTCGCCTGCCGGACCGTCCGGCTGGCTCCAAATCCCAACCTTGAACAGGTGACGCTGCGTCACCGAGTAGCCAATCAGGACTGTTGCATCGGCTATACCGATCTTCCGGCCTTCGGAGCCGTCGAAGCCGAGCGTGATCGGCTCGGTGGAGCTGATCTGCTTCGTGTGGTCTTCGATGGCTCGCAGCTCCGGCATCGTGAGCCATGCGTCGGACGCGCTGTTGATCTGGTTGAGGAAGTTCGCGCACATGTCCGCCGGGTCGTTATCCGGATGCCAGAAGCTATCCGCGATTCGCTCCAAGTCCACCCAGCCGGGTTCGCACTCTGGCTCGTGGATCGCGCATCCCCTGGGGTCGGCTGCCGAGTCTCCGTAGGCGATGCGCAGACCGTTGATGAGCGATTCACGGTCCGAGATGTCGGTGTCCAGCGGGGCCTCACGGTGGTCGTAGTACAGGCCCCGCGCCGCTTCCGGCTTGGCCTTGCCAGCCTTGATCAGTTCGTAGAATCGCGCTGTCGTCTCCGCGACCGAGCGTTCGCCGATCGTGTAGGCGTTGGGGGTCTCGATCGTCAAACCGCCGAGCTTATCCGCGTTCGCACGCAGTGTCTTCGCCAGCTTCGGGCCGCCGTTCGACGGCAACCACGTCTCCGTCTGATCCATAACAGCCATAATGGCCTTCGCCCCCTTGACGGAGGTCGCCGAGGATGTTCGTTTCTCGATGCGACCGCGACGCAGGGCAACGAAGCTGTCCATCGGGTCGAGGCCGTACTCCGACTCGGCGGGAGAGCCACGCAGCATTTCGAGCAACGGGTCCCAAGTGTTCGCCGTCTGGTCGTCGGTGGTCGCCGTGACCTGCACGATAGGCGTGCGCCGCGTCGACCACGGCACACCGACCGGCTGCCCCTCAGCATCCCACCCGTCACACAGAACGGGGGCCATCGCTTCGGCGCAGCAGATCGCCGCGATAAACGGGCTCTTGCCCCACCCACGCGGACGCGACAGCACCGCGCGCTGCTTGACGCGACGGCCCGTGTCCGGGTCCAGCTCATACAGCCTCGCGAGGAACTCAATCTGTTCCTGCGTGGGCACGAACGGGATGTGTTCCTCACTGTCCTCGTCACGGTCTGGCATGAGGAGGAACTCCATCATCCAGTCCGCAACGTCGTAGCCGAGCGTCGGGAACTCGTCGTCCTCGTCGATCGGTTGCCAGGGCACGCTACACCGCCCTCAGCTTCTTCTGCCGTCTGCGCGCCCGCGCAGAAACGGGCGCCACATCATCAATGGCGCTGTCGGCGTCGTCTTCGAGGTTATCGGCCACCGCGAACTGAATCCGCAACCTGGCACGATCCTCGGGGGTTGCACCGAACTTCGCGACACGCAGCCTGAGTTCAGCGGCCTGGCGGAAATCGCCCTTCCAGTACAGGGCATGCAGGTAAGCGGTGTCGAGGAGGAATGACCAGTCAGTCTCGGTGTACTCCGCACTGAGTGGGGATTCGCCCCACATCTTCCACCAGCGGCGAGTCATCGTCGGCCACGTGAAGCGCTTCTTCCTCGGTTTGCCGTTCTCGTCGAGCACGACTTGCTCGATGACCGGCAGCGAGGGCTGCTTGACTGGCTGTGCCGTGATGATACGCAGGATTTGGGGGTCTTTGTTCCGTCGAGCTCGCGAGCCCTTCGGCTTTGGCGCGGGGCCACGTCCAGCCATAACTACCCCTCCAATCCGCAGAATATCAACGCTTTATCCGTTACAATAGGAGGCGTGAGGACATGCGAACACTGCTCGGCTCCGCTCAAACAATGGGCGCGAGTGGACGCGCGCTTTTGCTCGGCCCGATGCCGAGTCGCTCACCACCGCGCCGCGCAGATGCAAGCCCCACGAGGCCTGCCCGTCGAGCTCACCAGCCGCCCGCGATGGGTCAATCACATCGACAAGCGCCCGCTGTGCTCACGCACGGGGCACTGGGCATCTGTCACTGACCCGAGCACGTGGAGCACTCACGCGGCCGCGAGCGCGACTGGCGCTCCCCTGGGGTTCGTCCTCGGGGATGGCATCGGCTGTATCGACCTCGACGGTTGCCTCGATGAGCACGGCATCCCCAACGAGGCCGCTCGCGCTCTTCTCGCGTACTACGAAGGCTCCTACGTTGAGGTGTCGCCGTCTGGGCGCGGCCTGCACATCTGGGGCGCTGCCGCCCCGCAGCGTGGCTTCAAGCGCATGTGGCGTGGGCAGCGGATCGAGTTCTATTCGCAGGGGCGATACATCACCGTCACGGAGAATGTGTACCAGGACGGCAGCCTGGCACCCCTCTAAATTCACCTACGCCCTCACCCCGCCGCCCGGCGTTTGCGTTGAGCTATCAACGCTTACGAGTAGTTGTAATTTCCCCAGACCCGTAC